ATAATAAAGCCACGTTCTTGCTGAAGCCCCTTCACCTAACGTTGCACTTTTTGTTTTAACAAAACCTTTTGTTAATTTATTAAAGTGATCAGGATTTTCCATTACTAAATCTATAACATTGTCATCATATCTGTGACCAAGTTCATGTATAACGGTTGATCTCCAGTTTATATTTTTAGTCATACTTAAACCTTTACTATCTACTAAAGGCCCAATAGTTAATCTGTCTTTAAATTTTGAATATTCACCTGAACCATATTGTAACTCTGTTAAAGGTTTCATTCGTTGAAAACCTTTGGTAAACTCATCTTTTTCAAGACCGTAATTTTGTTCTAAAAGATTTAATTCTTCTTTTGTAGTATCACCGTAAATACCTTTACTAGTTCTAACAGTAGGTTTAGGTGTAACCCTAACAACAGGTTTAACCTTAACACCATTAAGTAATTCTTCTAATCTATTTACTGATACTAATTGACCATCTTTTGTACTAAATTGTGTAAACTTTAATTTACCAGTATTAAATATTTCAACTCTACGTTTATTACCTAATATAGCTAATTTAAAATCATCATCTTGAGTAGCTAAAAATTGTTCAAAGTTAGTTTTACTAGGAACTTGACCATTAAAAGATGCTCTCTTACTACCAGAAATTCTTTGTAATCTTCTTTTACTAATTCTAGAACTTTTTGTGTTTCTTATATCCTCATAAGATTTAACAATAGGAACAGTTGTAGATCTACAGTTAAAATGTTGTGGCGGTCTAACACCTCTATTATCATCTAATCTGAAAACCTTACCGTCTAATCTTCCACAAATTAAAGAAGTTCTTGAGTCTAAAGTTGCTACATACTGATAACCATCAATAACATCTTCATTCAACTTGTAAGTTGCATTAGATATATTACTTGATGTTTCAGTTATAGCAGTTCTAGATAAAGTTTTTAATTGAGCAGTGGGTAAATCAATTGAATTACCTACATTCTTAGCAATCTTATTAACAGCTAAGTTTTCTATCATACCTTTTTTCACAACATCCTTAATTCTTCTCTGTTGTGTTAAACTGATAGATGCAATTTGTTGAGAATATGTTCCTGCTGAATTAATAATTAAATCATTAACTTTCAACCCAGTATACACTTTACTTCTATAAACTTTACCTAAACTTTGTTTTAAAGTATTGTTATGGAACTTAGAACTAGTATTAGCCAAAGCTTTTAATTCTGAAATTCCATTTCTGTATATCTTACGATAAGTTTTTCTAGTCTCTAAAGTTAAAGCACGGTTTAAAGCGTTTACACTTTTATTACCATTCTTTAAAGCAGAGTTAACTAATCGTTTTTTATGGGATGACATGACTTTTGTTAAATCGGTATCTAGTTTCTTTTCGTAAAGACTTAAAAGAGCACGGTTTTTCAGCTCTCTAGATAATATATCATCGTTTATACTCATTTATTCCTTTTACTTTTTATCTTTGAGTTGATCTAACTCATCGTTAATTCTTTTAGAATATTCAGCAATTAAGATATCGTTTTTAGCAACATCTAAACTAGCTAGTATCTTTTTATTATTACAATCACCTAATATTGCTAAATTATGTTTAACGGTAGGTGATAGTTCACTCTCTTTATATTCTTTATCGTTTATTGTAATTACTTTATCTTCAATCATTTTTATTTCCTTTTATATTTTACTTTCTTCTTAGACTTTTTCTTTTTCGTCTTATATTCATCCTCGTTCTTCTTACTTTTCTTACCTCGCAACAACATCTTGCCATCTCCTTATCCTCTTTTCATTTTGATACAGCTGTTACCTTTACCTCTACGGTAACCCTTCCAACAAGCCTTACCTTTATATTTTTTCTTTTTATAAGCCATAATAAATTACCACTTTCTGCAAGACCAATATCTCGCTTTTGTTTTAGGCCCTGGTGTAGCACACTTATGTCTTGCTCTAAAACTAGCACGGGCTTTAGGATTAGATTTTCTAATCTTAACACCCTTTTGACCAAAGTTAACTTTTACTACATTACCGTTTGCATTCTTTACAAACACCTTAAACTTTTTAACATCACCTTGCATTGGTTTATTAAGCTTTACAGTTCGACCTTGATACTTTGCCATTAAGCCTCCTCGCTTTTATCCTTTTTACATTCAAACTTAACAGATATACCTAAATTATTAGTGTTATCTCTACCTACCTTTTCCATTTGAACAATAGATTTTTTATAACCATCTTTTAAACAATCATATAGATCTTTATATCTCACCTCAGACTCCATAGCGGGTGAGCACATAGTTGATGTACTTGCACAGACATATAATATTAACATGAATTCCATACTAACCCCACAAACTTCCAGTTAAAGTACCTTTATTATATTCGGTTGCTCTACTTTCAAAGAAGTTAGCATGTTCAACACCATTAATAACCCAATCAAGCCAACTTAAAGGATTCTCTTTAACTTTGTAATTTGGTTTTAATGATAGTTGTAACAATCTTCTGTCAGCAATATATCTTATGTATTGTTTAACATCTTCTGATTTTAAACCTCTAATACCACCTTTAGCAAATGCTAGATCTATAAACTTATCTTCAAGTTCAACCATATCTCTAGCTGTTTGATATATCTCAGCTTTAAACTTTTCTGTCCATACGTCAGGATTCTCTTTTATCAATTGATGGAATAATTTAATCATACCCTCAACATGATGAGTCTCATCTCTTATAGACCAAGTTACAATTTGGCACATTCCCTTCATACGGCCGAACCTCTGAAAGTTCAGTAGCATAACGAACGATGCAAACAATTGTAAACCCTCACCAAAAGCACTAAAACAAGCGATATCTCTTATAAGACCCTCTGTTCCAGTACCTTTAGATTTAAATAAGTAAGCATGTTTATCAGACATCTCTTTATACTCTTGAAATGCCTTATAATCAGTTAATTGTGTTTCACCTATAGTGTCATTAAGTAATGAATAACTATGAGCATGATTAGCCTCAGAATTAGCAAATGAACTTAACATCATTCTAACTTCAGGTGGTTTAAACTTAGGAATATATCTATCTAAGTAAGCTTGAGCAATATCAACATCACCTTGAGTAAAGAATTTAAGAATACTACTAATAAGACTCTTTTCCTCATCAGTTAATCTTTCATTCCAATCTCTAATGTCTTCATGCAATGGTACTTCACTTGGTAACCAATGCATTTTTTGCATCGTATCGTAAGCTTCAAACGCCCATTCATAATCAAATGGTTTATAATGTGTTCGTGACTTAAATAGACTCATATTCTTTATTTCCTTTTTTAATTAACCCTCACAAGCCAAGCAATCAGCTTCAGGTATTATTGTTCGTTCAACTTTTAATGATACAAGTTCAGCCCTTTTAATAGCCTCACTTCTACAATAGTATAATGTCTTTAGTTTTCGTTTCCAGGCTAACATATGAATATCATGTAATTCTTTAATATTAACATCAGCAGGTACAAAAACATTTAATGATTGACCTTGACAAATAAACGGTTGTCTATCTGAGGCATGTTCAATCACCCATTGTTGGTTTATTTCAATCGAAGTTTTGTATATATCTTTTTCGTAATCTGACAAATCTTTGATATGCAGTACCGAACCACGGTTAGCAAGTATTGAAGTCCACGTTTTATCATTATTTATTCCTTTTGTTTCTAATAGTTTTTCTAAATGTTTGTTCTTAACTAAGAACGATCCACTCATAGTCTTTTGTACATAAGCATTTGCTCTATAAGGCTCAATAGATGGTGATGTAGTACCACAGATAATAGAACTTGAGGCATTGGGTGCAATTGCTAATAAATGAGCATTACGCATTCCAGTACCTTCCATATCAGGGGCTTCACCACGTTTTACAGCTAACCTTTTAGATTCAGCCACAGCCTCAGTTTTAATATGTTTAAATATATTTAAATTCTTAGCTTTAGCTAATGCTGATTCAAATGGTATTCCACACTTTTGTAAATAAGCATGAAAACCCATAGCACCAAGACCAATAGATCTCTCTTGTGTTGCAGAAAACTTCGCTCTAAATACACTGTCAGGTGCATTCTCAATAAATGACGTTAATACGTTATCTAAAAATCTTACCAGATCACCTATAAACAATTTATCATTTTTCCACTCATCATAAGTTTCTAAATTAACAGACGATAAACAACACACGGCTGTTCTATCCTCGGCTGTAGGTAAAGTTATCTCAGTACATAAATTACTATGATTAACTTTTAGGCCTAGGGCTTTTTGTGTTTCAGGCAATGCATCATTGATATGATCAATAAAACATACATACGGCTCACCAGTAGCTACTCGATTTTCTAATATCTTTTGCCACAAATCTCTTGCAGATACAGTTCTTATAGTTTCTTTTGTATGTGGATCAATTAAGTTCCATGTATCGTCATAAGTAGGCTCAGATATACATCTCTCAACTAATTCCATAAAATCATTTGATATATTAATCCCATGATGTAGATTTAAACATTTTCTATGTATGTCTCCACCACTTGGTTTTCTTATATCTAAAAATTCTAAGATCTCAGGATGACTAACATCCATATAGGCAGCATAACTACCACGTCTTGTCTTACCTTGGCTAAAGGCCATAATTTCACTATCAACAACATGTAAAAAAGGTATTGAACCAGAAGATTGAGATCCACCACTTGTGTTTGTACCATCAGATCTAATATCACCCCAATAACCACCAATACCACCGCCTATAGACGTTAGCCATGCATTCTCAGTGTAGTGTCCAGTAATTCCCTCTCGGCTATCACCTACATAATTAAGAAAACAACTAATTGGCATTCCTCTTTTAGTTCCGCCATTAGATAATATTGGAGTACTAAACATAAACCATTGTTTACTTGCGTAATCGTAAATTCTTTGAGCCATCTCATCATTGTCAGAAAAGGCTTTAGCTGCTCTCATAAAAGCTTCTTGTGGACTATCCTCTTCGGGTAATAAATATCTATCTTTAAGTGTTGTTTTACCAAAATCGGTTAACAATTCATCTCTGTCCTTGTTTATCATTTTTATAATCCTTTATTGTGTTTTTAAAATTTTAATATTATCTTGTTTAATCTTTTCTTTTGCTAATGCGGTTATGGAGCCCAGATAAATTATCAGGGCCCCAAAAATTATATACTTAGTTAAGTTTTTCATCGTCATCCTCGTCTTCATCTTGTTTACTTGAGGACTCTAATGATTTAAGTTCAGATTCATATTGTTCTCTTGGCGATATAATACGATCATCTTGTGATATCTCATCTTTACCACCAACATCATCATAATCAGTAGGTAAAGCATCATTGTTCTTAGCTAATTCAATGAAAGCAGATCTAGGAATTAAACCCCCAGAATACCATTCAGTAATTAGTCTCATCCAATCAGCCCCACGAGGTGCAGGATTGAAATCACTAGATAAATTAAATCTAATATCAGACTCTTTGACATCAATATCATATCTCCAGTTAACTAAATGTTTAATGATCTTTTTCATAGCCTCAGATACTTTAGCATTTAATGTAGCAAGTGCTGCATTTTGAGATGCGTTACGTAACGATAGGGCTACACCAGATTGATCGGAGTTGTTCGGCTCTAGGCTTAACATCTTAACACCAATTCTAGTTAATTCATCATATCCATTCTTAATAGCAGATTCCATATCTTTTAAAGCGTCTGTAGGCGTTTGTAATGTCTCAACTGTGTCATCCTTATTAACAAACATCCAAGTACCAAGACCTTGTTTAACAAGATCGTTCTTTTCAGCTTCTGTTAATGAATCAGACTTAACTACTGGTGTATAGGTAGCAGATAAATATAATAAGTGGTTTCGTCTACTTATTTTATTGTATAACGCTATTTCTCTATTCACAATAGGAGTCATCATCGGATCTACAGTATCAACAGATCCATTTAATGGGTAAAAGGGAATAAAATTCATTCTCTCACCATTCTTAAATAAGTTATCATTAAGACCTGTACTAATCCACTCGTCAGTTAATTGATCAAACTGATAATCAATAGCACCATCAATAAAGCTTGGTGTATCTGACGTGTTTCTAACAAAGTTCTCAATAATATATAATCCATTCTCATCTAATTTGTGTACTTGTACACTATCCACATATTTTGGATGATAAGGTGAGTTAGGATCGTAATCTAAAGTAAAATATCTTGTTATAAGTTGATCTAACTTAACTTGACCTTTAATGTCAGTTGATGTTGACCAGTTAATAATATTCTCAGCTGTGTGTAGCACTGGGTAAGGCTTAACCTCACGTCTCTCCTCAGGGCTTAGGCTGTCTAAATCAACAGTAGGATAATCTATTTGGATCCAGGCTCTTGATGTTTGTAATTCTTCCCATAAAGCAGTACCTAAAAATGATAATAAGTTAGACTTATCACCACCGATATCGTCTAATATCCATTGTTTAGCACCCTCAGGGGCATTGTTAATTTCTAATAGGGGTTGTTTTCTTAATAGACCACCTATAATCATTTTTGAAAATTCTGATGTAACGCCTGGGACTTCGGCTTCGGCTTTGTAGAAGTCGTATTGAGATTGGGTCATTGTAGGGTTAAAAGGCAGTAATAAGTTATCTGAACTTGGTACTGTATCGAAATCTTTTGTATAAGATGGCCCTTGGATGACGGCTCTGTTTCTTTTCCATTCGTTTACTTGGCTTAGATACTCATCATTAGGGTATCCAGGCCCTTTTTTCTGTTCGGTAGTTTTAACTACGCTTGAATTTGTGTATTTAATTGACATTGTGTGTTTCCTAAACATTAGTAGAGCAGATCACGGACTTACTCAGGTTGAATAAAGTTTTGATTGGCGTAATACCAGATCAAGTTAATTTTTGTTTACAACTATGTGTGTTTGGCCAAGCCTGAAAATTTTAAAAAGGGGTTGCACCCCCAAAGCCTACAGCCTTAACAACTATTAGTATACATACGGGATCATAAAGACCCCACCCCTACCCCCATAGCCCATGGCCTACAGCGAAATGCTGTTAGACTCCAGTTAAAGCCGTTAATGTTATGGGCTTTTGGCTTTAGGCTTGGGTGTAGTTTGTAGTAATTCTAAAAAATTTTTGGCTGTCAGTTGGGTATTTGGATACCCAGACCTATAGCTGTAAACACAAATAAGGGGCTATTTATATAACATTATAGGGCTATTAAACATCGTTTGATTGTTTGATTAGCATGTTAAT